AGCGACTACATCTACATCCTCGCCGAAGGCCAGCAGCAGATTTTTGAGATCTCGCTCACCGCCTGGGCCGCGGCCGCGCACGAGGGCTCGGTAGCCAAACATCGGACCTGGGACATTTCCGGGCTCGACTTGATCGACGACGGGGTGCCCGGAGCCGGCCCGGAGGGCATGACGTTCATCCCGGCGAAGGCGGGCGTCGATCACGCGGACGTGATCGCCGAGGGCGGATGTTTTGCCATCGGCTCGCAGAGGACTGGGAGCAAAATACGCTACGTACTCCTCCGAATCGTCACCTCATCCTCTGACACGACGGTGACGGAACTAAACCAGACGAACTATTCCGGCAGCGTCTATTACCCGGCGAACAAGCCCGGAGGTCGGGAAGACATCGGCGGGATGGCGTTTGATCGTGCCCATCATCGGATGATTGTTGAGGCGGACACCTATGATGAGCTCTATGTGGTTCGTCCCTATCCTAACGCTAGCAATGTCCTCACCGTGGTCGAGACGATCACCGCCACCAACCCGGACAGCACTGGTATGTGGGAGGGATGGGGTCTCGATGAGGAGAATGGCCGCACCTGGGCCGCCAAGGACGAGGGCCGCCTCAGCTATTGGCCGATCAACTGGGCACAATTCGGGGCCATTACGGGCACCGCAGCGGTCACCGCCCCGGTAGCCGCCGAGACCACAGCGATTGCAGCCAAGACCGGGCATACCGCGACGCTTGCGGTTACCGCCCCGGTGGCCGCTGAGACCACGGCGATCGCCGCGACGACCGCGGATGAAGAAGAACATAGCCTTGTGCCCGCCCCTCAACCCTGGACCGGAAGCGACACCAGCGTCCTCCCGCATGGGCTCAGGAAGATATCGTTTTCATGGGAGGTGGAGGCGCCGGGCGTCATTTCTATCAAGACCGAATCGGCCCTGGACGGGAAGATACTGGCGTTTCATTCAATCCCTACGGCCATTTCTGGCGGCAGCTATGATGTCACCGTCCTGGATGATGACGGACACGATGTTCTGATGGGGGCCGGGATAGGATTATCGGGAGTCTCCAATACGCTTATCAGTAGGACTTCGCTTGGTGCGGTGGCTAACAGCCGCCTGACCACGATCATACACCCGGCATTTTCCGGCGATGATCCGGCCAATGGCGTACTAAGTCTGATAGTGAAATAACAAAGGGTAATTGGCGTGCCCATTACGTTAATAGATCATCGGGAGGACATAGCGGAGCCGGTAAGCGTTTCTGAACTGGCCCTGTTCTGTCGCATTGACCATCACCGCGAGGATCCGCTGCTCTCCTCCTGGGGCAAGGCGGCGAGGGAGTGGACCGAGAACTTCACCCGCCGACAACTAATCACGGCTGAGTGGTTACTGATGCTGGATCGGTTTCCCTCGCCGTGCCGCCATGATCCGTTCTCCGCGATCATCCTGCCGCTGGGCAGCCTACAAGACGTGGAGACCGTCAAATACCTGAACGAGTCCGGGGTGTTGACCACCATGACCGAGACGACCGATTACATATTTGACCCCGGCGGGGACAACGCTCGAATCGCGCCGCCCTACGGAAAGTATTGGCCGCCGGTGCTGTCACAAATGAATGCCGTGCGGGTCGAATTTACCTGCGGTTACGGCGATCCGGTGGACGTGCCCGATACTATCAAGGGGGCGATCAAGCGGCTGGTGGCCCATTGGTATGAGTACCGAGACCCCGGAATCCCGGCCCAGTTGCGGGCGAGCCTGGAAGAGGAATTAAGCGGCTACGTCCTGGTGGAGTTGCCCTGATGCCGGTGAAGATCGGAGAACTGCGCGACCGCATTGTGATTGAGGAGCCGGACGGCGATCCGACTATCGACGCCCAAGGAGATCACAGCCAGTCGTACCGCACGCTCGCGAGCGTGTGGGCGCGGATGACCTGGAGCGGGAGCGGAGAAAGCGAACTGGGAGACCAGTACCGCGGGCAGTCCGTTTACGCGGCGGACATCCGCTACCTGGACGGGCTGACTACCGGGTGCCGGATTCGGTGGAATTCGATGATCCTGGAGATCACCGGGATATCCGACCCGGACGGAAGACGCGAACAGATGGTCCTCGCTTGTGTGACCGAGTAAATCCGTATGGGAATGACCACCACGGGAATAGATGAATACGAGCGGTTGCTGACCGAGTTGCCGGTCCGCGTGCAGAAAAGCATTGCCCGGAATGCGATGCGCAAGGCAACCCGTCTGCTGGCGAAGCGAGTCAAGAAGATGATTGGCGGGGAAGCGATCGGGAGCAGCGGTAAGCCGCTGGGGCAGGTCACGGGCAATCTTCTCCGCGGGGTCAAGTCGGTGACCTTCCTGCAACGCGACGGAACCCGGGTCATCGGCATCGCCGGATTCAAGTACGGATCGTCGAACGCCCCGCACGCCCACTTGGTCGAGTGGGGGACGAAGCGGCGGGTTACCAAGGCGGGGCAAAACCGAGGAGTTATGCCGTCGTATTGGGCGGTGCGAAAGTCGGGGGAGGAAACCGGGGCGGCGTGCCAGCAGTTGATAGAAACCGCGATGGTTGAGGGGATGGATCGAGAGGCGCAGAAAATACTCAAGGGTGGGTGATGCCGATACTGGAGACCTCAATCCGAACTCTATTGGTGAACGACGCTGCCGTCGCCGGATTGATCGACGATCGGGTGTATCGGCGCCGAATACCCCAGGAGGGCGATTTCCCCTGCATGGTCATTACCCGGACCAAGACCGAGCGGCTCAATTTCAGCGACGGCCTGGACCCCTTGACCAAGGCGGCATTGCAGGTGACCTGCTGGTCATCAGACCCTGACGAATTGGAGTCCCTGAGCGACGCGGCCATCGAGTGCCTGGCGGACTACACCGGGGGATCGCCGGTTTCGATCAAGGAGTTGACGCTCTTGACGCAACAGGATGTCGATTCAGGTCCATCCTCGGGAACGGACGACGAGATACGGCTGGGCCGGCGGCTAGAGTTTCTAGTGTGGTATGAAATCTTGGCGGCCTAGCCGCAGGAATGGTGAAATATGGCAACGGCAGCGGTGGTATTCAAGGGTGCTTCGATGACTTTCGGGTCAACCCTGTTGGTGGCCCAGTTGGAAAGCATCGAAGGGGTTGGCTACAAGTCCGATGCGGTAGACGTGACCCACTCATTGAGTCCGAACAATACCTGCGAATTTGTAGGCAGCGGACTGCACGGCGGGACGGTCGTTTCAATGAACATCCTGTTTAATCCGGGGACAGACCCACAGACCATCGTGGGCGTTGCGGCTGCCCTGGTGATTACCTGGAGCAACGCAAAAATATGGACCAATACCTTAGCGGTCTGTACCGGATACACGGGGGGCGGGAAAATCGGGGACAAGGGCAGCGGAAAGGTCACATTCCAGCCGAGCGGGGTTTGGACGCTAAGTTAGTGGATAGGAGTATTTGACATGGCAAATGAGAGTCTCGGATTCAGTATTACAGGGACGACGTTCCTATTTACGCCCATCCCCGCGACCACTCCGCCCGCGTTCACGGCCCAGATTACAGGGGTGGACGGGGCGGGATACACGGCCGAAGCGGTGGATGCATCCTACTCCGATATCGCAAACGGACTTCGCGAGTTCCTGCCGGCAACGAAGATCAAGCCGGGGCAGATCACCTTCGATATCAACTTCGCGCCGGTAACCGAGCCGATGACGTTCATTGGAAAAACGGGGACGCTGTTGATTACCTGGTCTGACTCCGGGGCCGCTACCTGGAGCGGATCGGCCGTGCTGATCGAATACTCCGGCGGGGGGTCGATGGGCGCCAACACCACCGGCAAGATGACGTTTCAGCCCAGCGGGAAGTTCACGGTGACCCCATGATCGCAACCCGGAACATGATCCTGGAGGCGGACGACCTGCCGCGGAAGTGGGTGCCCTGCCCGGAGTGGGGAGACGGCATCGGACTCTGGGTGCGAACCCTCAGCGGGACGGAGCGTGACGCATGGGAAACCACGCTGATCCCGGAAGAGGACCAGAAAAGCGACCTGTCCAATATCCGGGCGCGGTTCTTGGTCCGAACGATATGCGACGCTGATGGCGCGTTGATGTTCACCCTCACGGACGCGGACGCGCTCGGGAGGAAGAATTCGCGGGCGCTGGACAGACTGTTCGATGCTGCCCGCCAACTCTCCGGGATGCGGCGGGAGGATGTGGAGGAACTCGCGGGAAAAACCGACGCTCCCCAGAAAGGCGATTCTGGTTTCGCCTTGCCCACCTCTGGGGAGTGCCCGTCAGAATCGCACGCCAACTGATTGACGCTCGCGAATTCGCTGAAGAACTGGCGGCCTATGAGGTGGAGCCGTGGGGAGACGAGCGGGACGACCGGAGAATGGGGGCACTGATTGCGGAGTGGTACAACCTGCAACGAAGTTCGGGAAGTCAAGAGGCCAGCCATGAGGCGTTCATGCACTATCTGAACAAGCAAGCGAAAACGATTCGGAAACAGAGCGAAGAGGAAATGATGGCCATCCTCGGTTCGGCATTCGGAATCCCGGTGGCTGCTAAGCAGAAGGCATAGCATGGCCGTTTGGTCAATCAAATCAGTAATGGACCTGGAGGTCGGGGGCTGGACTGCGGGAGTCCGGTCTGCGGTGTCCGGGGCCAAGCAGCTCAGGCATGCGAGCGATGATGCCAAGCGGGGGGTAATTGACCTTGACGCCGCGATGGGCGTGGTTCGGTTCGGGAAGTCGGGGCAGCTATTGAGTCAGGGGGCCAAGCCGACGTGGGGTGACACGTCAATGAGTGCGGCTGCTCAGATGATATCCAAGAAGAACCTGATGGCCGCCGCGCAAGCGGCTGCTGCATCTCAGATGATATCCGAGAAGAACCTGATGGCCGCCGCGCAAAGGGAATTCCAGGCTATATCGGTCGGGACGACATCGGCCAATAATGCGGTGGGCCAGAGCTTTCGTCAAATGGTCCCCCCGATTACAGAAGCCAAGACCGG